CCATCACCAAAAGAAATAACATAATTACCATCATCATTTTCTTTTAAAAAATAAACACGTGATGATGGAGTTAATGTAGCGAAATTATCAGCAAGAGTATATACTGTATTTGCTGCTGATCCTGCTACTTCTTGAACGTTCACTTTAATTGTTGAAGTATCTACTTTAAGATTTGGAACTGTATAAGAACCATTTGTGACCATTGAATATGTTTTTTGTAATAATCTTCCTTCAATTATAGGAATATTTAAAAATGAATATGTATTTGTGACTGAACGAGAAACAGTAATTGCACTATCAGTTGAGAAATTAAAATTACTTCCACTGAAATTTGAACTAAATGAAGTTCCTGCTGGTATAGTAAGTGTAGTTGGATTTCCTGACACGTTAGAAATTATTATATCAACAAGTGCTCTTGAAGCAATACTTGATGATGGAGTATATCCTAATGACTTAGCAAGACTTACAACTGATGAACGTTTAACAGCACTATCTAAAAACATTTCATTAACACTCAAATTATAATATAAAGCATTATAGTGTGTGTTATAGGCAAGTACATCTAATAGAATCGAAAGACCAGATCCTTCAAAATTGTAATCGCTAAATGCATTTTGTGCTTTTAAATATGTTTTTATATTCTTTTTTATTTCATCAAAATCTAATTCAGTGACTTTAATGTTTCTACTTGTTTCTGCCATTATCGTGTTCTTTCAAGTGTTAAAGTTAATTCTATTGGTGTAGCTGTATTAATAATTTTAAATACAATACGAATATCTACGTAATTCTCATCAGGTCGAACATTAACAAAAACATCAACTAGTTGTACTCTTGGTTCGTAATTTCTTATTACATCTACTATACTTCTTTTAATAATTGAAACAGACATTTCAGTGACTGGTTCAAATAATAAACCACGAACTTGACTGCCAATTTCACTATGGAATGGTCTTTCAAAATTTTTAGTAAGTATTAAATTTCGGACACTTTGTTTAATCGCTTGTTCATCATATTTTATAGCTACATCCTTATTAACTGGATGTGCTGTAAAATTAAGATCTAAATCTGTAAATGTTCTTGTATTTGTAGGCATATTATATTTAGTTATCCTATATTAACTTTTGGTGAACAAAGTGGTCCGACAGAATCGCCACAGGCTATTGGGTCTCCTAATCTAACAGCCATTTTTCCTTCTATAAAAACCTTTTTTGATCCTAATACTACTCTTCTAGATGCTCCACTGTGTACTATTAAACCACAAATATGTGAAATATAAATTGTATGATTTACTAAAGGAACTGCTAATCCATTAATAGTTGTTTTCAAACTAAATGGTCCAGCAGGCAATCTTGCTGGCCAACAGCCATGTCCTGATGATAAAGTAGTTGTTAGTGCTGCTAATGGCATATTTATTTAACCTCTGATATTAAAGAGAAACCATCCGATACTTTTAAATGGTCTCTCATAGTAAATGTTTCGAATCTATTTCCTGCATATTTCCATGAACAATGCAACCAAACTGATTTTTTACCTGCATACGATAATACTATACGATCAAATCCATAAGGTAAAGATAAAACTAAATCTATTGCTGCTTGATAATGTTGAGCACGATTCCAACTTGAGAATATAATATCAACAGCTTCACCTGTGTAGTGTTGAGATGTTTCAGGAGATCCTGCTTGAATTTGATTGTTTCTATATCCATTTACAATTAAAACGTTTTTAAATAAATCTTTCATTGGTTCAATAAGGTATGTTGCCATTCCTTTTAAATTACAAACTATTTGTTTTGGTTCTACTCCCATTTGTGATATAATAGGAATACCACCATTTCGATTTAATGCTCCTAATTGAACACGAGCAGATAATTGTAAGCTAGGTTCGTAATTAGTTAAACCATAAATGTATTCACATTTTTGTTCTGCTGTTGCTATTTCTGATTTAACTGTTGGTACAGTTTTAACAGAAACATTACCTAAATCTAAATTTTTACGAATATATAAACCACGTTGTATTTGTCGTTCACGATGAGTTTGGGCATCTCCTTCATCAGGAACTTCATAAACAAAATACTCTCTTGCTGAACGTGAATTAACTTGTAATTCAGGTATAACTGGCATTTGTGTATCAATAATTTCATTTGTTGTAATTGCTAATCCTGATGGAGTAAATCCATTAGCTATTTCTACTTTACTACCATCTAATTCTAAAACTTGTGCTGCACCTAATGTAGCCATTCCTTTTGACTCCATACGTATTTGTCCAGCAACTAATCTAAATTCACCACCAACATTTAAATTCATATCACCAGCAACTGTGACTTTGCAATCATTATTGATTACAACTTCTCCTGGACCATCTATTCTTATTTTTGCTCCAGCTTTAAGCACTGCATTTAATTCACCATAAACTGTTAAATTTTTTGTACCACCAACTAATTCATATGTATTTCTTTCACTCAATTGATAACGATCTCCTACTACACGATCAGTTAATGTACCATTATGATCCCATTCCATCCAACTTCCACGTTTATGGAATATATTAATTCTTTCAGCATTTGGTGTGTCATCTAATTCAAATACATGTCCCCTTTCAGTTTCAACAACTTTATTAAATGGATATTCTGCATTATAAGGTATTTCAGATTGATCCCAAGTATCATAATTAAATCTTTCAATACCTAATGCTCTTGCTGATTCTTTTACATAGACTGAAGTTTTATCTATATTCTCGTGACGTGCTAATCTTGATGTATCTGGTTCATTCACATATTCTAAGTATCCTGAAGCAACACCAAAAGATCCTGATGCTGGATTTGAAACTAGACCAGCATTACCAAAATCACCATTATCAGAAATTGGTTTTACATATGCAGTGTTTTCATCAAATAATGTTCCTCCCAAATTTGGATAACCAACAGAAGTAAATTTACTTGCTGCAGCTGATCGTCTTGCTTTTTTAGTTGATGATTTACCACCAAATAATGAACCACCTATTCCACCTAAATTAAAACCACCAAATCCTCCGAATAAATTTGTTACATTACCAGAAGTTATATTTGCTACAGCAGAAGAAATATTTCCACTTACACCACCTAATACATTTGTGACTGTAGCACCAATATCTGTTGTGTTTAAAACATTTGATATATTTGAAATACCAGTTGAACTATTTAAAATGTTTCCAATACCTGAATCTGATAACACATTTGATATATTTGAAAGAGTGCCATCTGCTATATTAGTTAAATTTGAAGTTATTGATTCAGCATCTCCTCCTAAATTATTTAAAAGATTTCCTGATATGTTTTGAACTGATCCAGTAATAGTTCCTGTTAAATCTGTTCCTGCTGTTAAGTTTGAGAATAATTCTTTTCCTGTTGTAATAGAAGAATCTAAAGATGCTGATGTAACACCACCTAATACGTTATCAAAACTTTTTTCATTTGCTATTCCTTGAATAGCACCTGCTGCTCCTTGATAGTCTAATGAATTGATTAATTTAGGGATTGACGAATTAGAAAAATTTTCTACACCGATATCTGATGCTACGTTTAATAAAGAATCAAACATTTCTTGATTGACTGGTGCTCTTACAACACTTGTAAGTTTATCAGCCACATCTGTTTGTAAATAGTTTTTAAATTCTTTTTCAGCAGTTTCTTTATCTATACTTCCTGGATAAGAAGTTGTGACTGGTTTTCCTTGATATGTGTCTTGTCCATATCCAATTACAGTTTTAATTACTTTACCAGATGCGTCTGTAATCGGAACAGCAACATCAGTGAATGAAGTATTTTTTATAATTTCTTTTACACTATCATCTGTGACAGAGAAAGTAGAAAGAGGTCTTGCTTTTTCTATTTCTAAATCTCCTTTTAATAAAGCTTTAGAATCTTCAGATACTTGTGCTGATGTTTCAACATCACCACCACTTCTCGTAGCAGCAGCATTAATGATATTTACATTTGAATCTATTTGTCCTGAAACAAGTTTTGAAACACCATCAGAACCAATCTTTACTGCTGTGTTTATATTTCCTTTTCTATCAGATGGTTTAAGAACTAAAGAATTATTTTGATTTTGAGGAACACCTGCAAGTGTACCAAGTATCACTGGTGTTTGATCATCTTTATCAGTAAATGTAACAAGAACTATGCTTCCTAAAACTATTCCTGTTGGTGATACACCAATACCAGCACTTGCTGCTGAATTGATTGGCGATATAGGCATAGCCCATGGTAAATCTATTGTAGGGAGTATTGCAGGGTTTTCGTCATGAACACCCATCACTCTTACTTGACATCTACCAAGTTTTAAAGGGTCATTTCTATTTTCAACTTTACCGATAAATATTTTCATTATGCTAATTCTCCAATACCTTGTGATAAACTATCTTTAATTAATTCTAAAGTACAAGTATGTTTATTTCCAGCTACAACGTGTTTAACTGCTGATATTAAATATTTACCAGTGTATGTTGGATCTACTAAATCATTTGACTTATCATTAACAGTTTCTATTCTAAATGTTTTTAATGAAATAACTTTACCAACTGTGTAATCTGTTCTTCCGAGAGTTTCAACTCTTAATTTAAACCCTTGTGTGTTTGCGAGTGCTGATAATCTAAAAAGAAATTTATCACTATTTGATACGTCATCAAAACCATTATGCATAGCTGTATGTTTTATTTTATTATATACTAGACTATCTGGAGCAGAAACAATCTCTGTGCTATTTAATGGAAATTTATTTAAGTGTGGTATTTTATTGAATTCTTCTTGATATGAAAAATATTGTCTTTTAAATCTTTTTGTTACCATATCATAACTTGTAAGATTAGAAGTGAACATACCTTTAGAAAGTCTATCTATAAAATCGAACCCACTTGGCATAGACATTGTAATAATACGTTTATAATCTTGTTCAACATCACGTACAGTATCACCTACATTAGTTGTTGTTCTTTCGTAGTTGTCGAATATAAAATCTTGAATAGGATTTCCTTGATATAAAGTATGAAGTGAAACAAAATTAAATCCTTCTCTATTTTCAAAAAATAGATAAGATGATATTCCATCTTTATTTACACTTTTTTCAGCTACATAATTAATTGCTTTAACAGGAGACCAATTATTACAAACAAATTTTATACCATTAATTGTATCTTCTATATTAATTGGTTTTTCTGTTTGAACGCCAGATTTATCTTTAGCGATTAAACGAAAAGCTATATCAGAACAAAAACCAGACCAAGCATTATTCAAACGAATATTTAAATCGTTTATAGCATCTATTGAAATAAAATGTAAAGTATATCCTGATAACTTATCTCTTATTGCTACTTTTTCAGAACACTTAAATACATAAAATCTTCCTTTAATTCTTTTCTCAAATCCAGGAGTAGTTATATCTAAAATTAAAAATTCTTCTCCAATCAATGGAAGATTATTAATTAAATCAAATGATTCTGAGATTGTAATAGTTCCTGTAATAAAAGGAGAGAATAGATCTTCGTAAATTTCTACTTCATTAAAAAGAGCAATTAAACTAACTGTAGAATATTTACCAACTAGATCTATTTGTTTTGTTTCTACATCACCTGCGTATGATATTTTATTCATAATTTTATTTTACACTAAAGTTTGACCATTAGCATCACTCATTAAATCATTTAACTCTTGAACAACAGTGTTAATAAGTGCTGGTGCTATAATTTTAATTCTTCGTTTAGCTTCATTTTGTTCTACTTCATATTCTTTATTTGTAATTCCTACAGCACCAATTACATTACTATCAACTACATATCCATCTTTTCTATATTCTTTAATTTGGTTTTGTGTTCCAGGATATTTTTTATTTACGTATGACATCAACTCATTATATGATAAAGGAAAATCATTATACATATTATAACGATTATTTACTAACATAATCACCCAATGTAATGTAGCATCTTTATAAAACTTTTCAGCAATAATTTCAGGTGTTTCTCCCTCACGTATATCATAACTTTCCCATATAGTTATATTAGAAAGTGCTGCTTTTCTTATTCTAACATTTGCTGTTATATCTGTGACTACTTTAAACACATCTACGTTTTTTTCTCGTAGTGTATAATATATTTTTGGAAATTTTTTAAAGTACATTATTATCTCCTCTAAAATGTGTCAGACTGCCCACCAAAATTTCTGACAGCACTAGTTGTATTTCTTTGTCGAACTTCACCCATATCTTCTAAAGCTTCTTTTGTAATAATTGAAACTTCTTTAAAATTCATTGTAGCTTGATATGATGTTGGTGAACCATTAGGGAATGATGAAAATTGACCATTTGGTGAATAATTAACAGACATTGATTCTAATACAGCTGATCTGTGTTTATGTATAAATTTATTTTCTTGTCCTCTATGCATAAAGAATATATCAAATTCTGCTGGATATTCAAATAGGAAGCCAGCTTCATCTTTAAAATTAGGATGCATGTGATATTTTAATTCATCAAGTATTCTTTTAACGTTTTCTGATTCTTCTTCACTACGAGGATAAAAATCGTATGTGTAGCTAAATGTTCTAAAAGGAACTCCTTCAAATATTTGTTCTTTTTTTGGATTGGTGGCAACACCTGCTAGTTTTCCTATAATTTTTCCTGTGTCTCCTAAAACATTAAGTGCTTGTCCTTGTAATCCTCCACCAATTCCACTTTTTCCTATATTGTTAAAAACTTCTTTTCCTGCTCCTCCTGGACTTGTGATTAATGCTTCTAAACCTGCTGCTCCTGTATCAATCCCTCTCATTACTAAATCAGCAAGAGCTCCATCAGCTTCACCATAATTAACACCATAATTTATAGCAATATTATTTGGTATATGTAAAGCGATAGCTGTTAATAATCTTTTTCTTGGTTTAGAAAAATCACCTCCTAATGATACACCTAATGCTCCTGCTAATCCAGCACCAACTGTTGCACCAGCTACACCACCAGCTGCTCCTGCTGCGATTGCTCCTCCTCCACCACCTGCTAATCCACCAGCTAAAGCTATTGCTGAAACGATACTTTCTTTTTTTAGCAATCCTGATGCTTTTACTCCTGATAATTCTTTTCCTACTCTTTTACTTATGTTTGGTATTATTGATTGTTGTTCATCTGCTCTTGTAAATTTAGAATCTGATGTGACGTTAATATAAATCATCATATATTGACCACCATATTCATTTTTATTCGGATCTACTGATAATAAATCAGTTGGATACATGTATTGTTTTGTGCGATAAACTGAATCGCCGTAATCGCCAAAATTAGCTGTTGGAGTGGTAGAATTTAAAATAGACATATAAATAGTTGAGTCCTTATTAATTATGTTTCACACTAGAAGATATAAACCAATATTCCCTGAAAAGTATGTAGGCGATCCTACATCAATCTATTTACGTTCATCTTGGGAAACAAGATTCGCTCTTTGGTGCGACAAAAATCCAGCAGTAGTTTCTTGGAAGAGTGAGGAAGTTGTTATACCCTATCGCTCTCCTATTGATAAAAGAATACATAGATATTTCGTTGACTTTTCAGTCACTATTAAAGATAAAGAAACTAATACTCTTAAGACTTATTTAGTTGAAATCAAACCATATTCTCAAACTATTCAGCCTGAATATCCTGGAAGCCAAACACGTAGGTATTTGAAAGAATGTCACAGTTTCATAGTTAATTCAGCTAAATGGAAAGCTGCAAAAGAGTATGCTTTAGATCGTAATCAAAAGTTCATTATTTTAACAGAAAAAGAATTAGGATTAGATAATAGTAAATAAATAGTAATATGGCTCCAGTAAGACAAACAGCTCAGGACATTTTCAACAAATATGGTCAAGATAAGACCATATTAACGAAGTCATTAAACTGGTTTCAAAGGGAAACTGCAAAATTAAGAACTGCTCGTATTCAGCCACAATCTTTGTTAAGACCAGACAGTAAGAATCGTACATCAACTGTAATGGTTCCAGGAAACTTGTATATGTATTTTTACGATGCAAAGTTAAAAGAACAATTACCATATTATGATATGTTTCCTTTAGTATTTCCATTCTCAACTACTGATAAAGGATTTACTGGATTGAATATGCATTATCTACCATATCAATTAAGAGTAAGATTATTAGATAGATTATTAGAATATGCGAATAATAAAAAATATGATGAAACAACTCGAATACGTTATAGCTGGGCGACTATAAGATCGGCGAGTAAATTTGTTTTAGCAAAGCCCTGTGTGCATTCATACTTATATGATCACATACAATCAACAATGTTAAGAGTCTCTCCTGAGAATTGGTTTACAGTTATGATGTTGCCTGTGGAAAGATTTACAGTAAACAAATCAAATGTTTGGGCAGACAGTATAGGAAAAATTTAATGTCAATTTTAGATATATTCGGATTATCAAGAGCAGAAGCACCAACATCACCACAAGATATAAAAAGATTTATTGCTGAGGTTAAAAAAGATGGTTTAAGTAGAACGAATCGTTTTGGTTGTACTGTTGATGCACCAAAGACTTTAAGAACAAACCCAGCATTCGCTGCAGCTGATTTTTACAGAAAGTTATTTTTATACTGTGAATCAATTAACATTCCTGGAGTAAATATATCTACAACTCCTGCTCGCACATTCGGCGAAACAAGAGAAATGCCTTATGAAAAAGTATTCGATCCAGTGACTGCAAATTATTACATAGATACAGGATTTAAAGTGAAAGCTTTCTTTGAAGCTTGGCAGGATTCAATTCAAAATACAACAGATAGAACAATACAGTTTTATGAAAATTATGTAAGTACAGTTCATCTATTTGTAAATGATGTAGCAAATAATACAAGATACTTAGTTAAGCTACATGAAGCATATCCTAAAACAGTGCAGAGTATTAATTTGGCTCAAGGATCAAATGAAGTTGCAAAACTTAATGTGACTTTTGCTTATAAGTATTTTACTACAAGTTTATATGCACCTCCTCCAAAACAAAATAAAGGATGGATTCAATCTATATTAGAGGGAATACAAGGTATTGGTAATCAAGTATTAACTGACCCTGCTGGTGTAATTGTAAATTCTTTACCAGTTGCAGCAAATTACTTTAGTGATTTTGCAGGATTTCAAGATACATTTACTGGATTAAGTAATTCAATTAGTAATAATCGAACAAATCAGTTTGCACCACAATATGAACAAGCAACTCCTGAGATACTAGATGCGAGTGTTCGTTTTAGTCAAAAAACTTTAGATGGTATGTTAGGAAGTACATTTAGATCAGTTTAATTATAGGAATATAAAATGTCTATCATAGATGATAAATTAAGTGAAGTGTTTAATAGTGAGAAATTAAAGGTCAGTGAACCAACTGAACCATTTACAAATTTGGAAGTAATTAATCCAAGAGAGATAGCAAATGAAAAAGAGAATACGATTGCTACTGATTTTAATACTTCTCGTGTTAATCTTCACAATCTTCTTATAAAAGGAGAAGAAGCATTAAAGCATTCACTCGAGATAGCAAAACAATCAGAGCATCCAAGAGCCTTTGAAGTTGTAGGTAATATGATAAAACAACTTGCTGATGTAAACCAGCAATTATTAGATTTACACAAACAACAAGCAGATGTAGGACGAATACAAAAGACAGATACAAAAACTGTAAACAATAATGTGTTTATAGGTTCTACGAATGAATTGAATAAGATAATTAAAAATTATAAAGAAACTGAAGGAGAATAATAATATGGCATTGCCAATAAGTAGTACACCAACCTATACATTAACTGTTCCGTCTTCAAAGAAAGAATATAAGTATAAGCCATTTCTAGTAAAACAAGAAAAAGCTTTATTACTTGCTTTCCAATCTGAAGATGAGAAGACAATGATGAATACACTTAAAACAATTGTTGGTGAGTGTGTAGTCGGACTTGATACAAATGATTTAGCATTATTTGATTTAGAATACATCTTTTGTCAATTACGTGGTAAATCTGTTGGTGAAGAAGTAGAATTAATCGCTAAATGTGATACACCAGAGTGTAAAGATAATAAGGAAGCTAAGAGTATATTAAAGATTAATATAATGAATGTTCCTGTAATTACACCAGAAGGACATGAGAATAAAATATCTCTATTTAATGATGTAGGTGTTGTAATGAAATATCCATCATTAGATTTACTTTTAAAATTAAAATCATTAAAATTAACAGAGCAAAATAAACTAGATACAGAAGTTTTCTTTGATATTATAACTGATAGTATAGATTACATATATGATGGACAACAAATATATCATAGTAAAGAACAAACTAAAAAAGAACTAAGTGAATTTGTTAATAACTTAACAACAAGTCAATTTGGTAAAATACAAAAGTTTTTCGAAACTATGCCAAGGTTAAGTAAAGAAATAATCTGGACTTGTAAAGGGTGTAACAAAACGCATACAAGAAAGATAGAGGGTTTAGCTAATTTTTTTTCATAATGCTCAGCCATGAGTCGTTAGTCAATCATTATAAGACTAACTTCGCATTAATGCAATATCATAAATACTCTTTGACTGAGCTTGAAAATCAGATACCCTTTGAACGTGAAATATACGTTGAAATGTTAATTAAACATTTACAAGAAGAAAAACAAAAAGCAGAACAAAGAAGATTACAAAAATAAATGGCACTCACAAACGTACTCGTACAACAATCTATCGCAAACGTAGGGCAACCGAAAGCACTCTTAGTTGATGCTAAGGGGCAACCACTTATTGCAGATTCAAAAAACATTTCAAATAAACCAGTCGCAAACGAAGAGTCAGCGAGAGAAACTTCATTAAATATTCAAAAGATGGTAGATTTACTCGAAGTAATCGCTAAAGGTATGTCGAATAATAGTGGTCAAAAATTAGAAGAGAATAAACCAGAATCTTTAAATTTCGGTAATATGCTTGGTTTTTATGGCTCAATGATATTCTTTAAATTATTTGATGCTCTCTTCGCAGGTATTGCTGGTGCTGCAAAATTTATTTTCGCAAGAGTACTTCCATTCCTCGCAAAAGGTTTTATAAAAATAATTGCAGGATTCTTTGGATTCTTAGCAGGGATTCCAGGAGGAATTGCTGCAGCCATAATCGGAGGAATTACAGTAGGGATTGCTGGACTTGTTCGTGCGTTTAAAGATGCATTCGCAATGTATAAATCAGGTGGTAGTTTCTTTGATATCGTAGGTGCATTTGTAGAAGGATTTTATAAAGGTGCATTAAATTTTGTATTTGGTGTAGTAGATTGGGTTGCGAATTTATTCGGTTTAGATTTACCTGACAATCTTGGCGATATAATTGTAAATGGAATTAAGTCATTCTTCGGTAAGATTGCTGATTATATATCTGAATTACCATCACGTCTTGGTAAAATGCTTACAGGGTTTTTAAATAACATTGGAATTCCAGAATTTAAAATTTTAGGAGTTTCGATTGGTCCTTTTTATCCTTTCAGAAAATCAAATGAGAATGCACCAATAGAGAATACAGTAGGTCCAGAGAAACCTATTCCTTCAAATATTTTACCAAGATCAAATAATGTAGAAGGATTAAATTCTGATCGAACACTTGATTCTGATGGAATGCCAAGTAGAGCTCCAGTGACTCCAGTTTCACCATACATTAATAAAACAGTGACTGGTGAATCAGTTTCTCTTCCAAAAACTCCAATGACAGAAGAATCTGCAAAATCAATTCTGAATAAGAATGCTGGCATACAAGATGCAATGAACATTCGAATGAATGGATTAATGATGAGTGCTTCATCTTCGGGTAAAGAATTAACAGATTCAAATATTAATAAGGCTCTCTCTGAGATTGGTACAAAAGAAGAAGTACAAGCATATCGTAAATTAAACGAAACTGTTATTGCATCAAATTTAAAATTTATTAACAAACAAGTAGTTTCTGGAAACAATCTTTCCAATTCTAATTCGCTTAGTTCTGCGAATACACTCTCTGGTATTTCGCCAACAGGAGTAAATAATATAATTAGTTCTGGAACACCGAGCGATGTTGGAAATCAAATAATGGCTTCTTCAGCTGAGACTGAGAATGCGAAGATTGCTGCGAGTTCAAATGTAATTATTAACGCACCAGTTTCGACTGTAAATGCTCCAAAAGAAAGTAATTTAATGACGTCAAGAAATGTTCGAAACGATGAGAATACTCTTTCGAAATATGTAGGTTCTCTCTATGGTTCAAACGTTTAGTAATTATGTAAAGTCTTCGAATGAATATTCGAATGGTTGGCTCACAATCTTTGATATTGATGATACACTCTTTCGTACAACAGCAGTCATTCGAGTTCGTAATTCCATCACAAAAGAAACAATCCGTACATTAACAACTGCAGAATATGCTTCCTATACTTTAGGAGCAAATGAAATGTTTGATTATACTGAATTTAAAGATGCAGCGAAGTTCTATAAAGAATCTCAACCGATCGGAAGAATGATGCGACGTGCCAAATTGATATTAGCATCAGCGAAGAAATACGAAAACTCACGTGTAATTATATTAACCGCAAGAACTGATTTTGATAGTAAGAATATATTCCTTAAAACTTTCCGTAAATATGGTTTTGACATTGATAGTGTTCGAGTTGAACGTGCAGGGAATATAGCGAATGAACTCTCAGGTGCGAATCGAAAGGCAATGATTGTAAGAAAATATTTAAATACAAAGTCTTTCTCGAAAGTAAGATTCTTTGATGATGACCGAGAGAATTTAAAAGCTTTTTTAAGATTAAGTCGTGAATATCCTGCAATTACTTTTGAAGCTTATCGTGTAATCGAGAATGGTGAGATTCGAGTGTTTCGTTCAATCTAATGGATCCGATAATACTTATTGCTGGAATGATTATATTGATCGTTGAAATTTATATTCGAATATACTAATTTTCAAACTCCCACAGGTGAGTATTCTAACCCTCTACTTCTTGGAAGTAAAGGGATAGAAAATTAAACGTATACGTTTATTTAATGTTCGAGTTCAGAACATTACTATTCTTATTCCTTAACCACTCTTCGAATAGATTATTCAGTACTCGATTATGAATATTCGGCTCGAATAATTGCAATACTTTACTCTTCGCAATCTCTCGATCGAAATACTCACGTAATATAAACTTCGCTCGATCATACTTACTATTTACATTCCAAGCCCAAACCCCCACAAGTATTGTAGTTGTCCAGCTAATCAGAAGCAAATAATACGACAGATTAGAATTTTTCGGATTCTTATGATTCAAGGTCATTTGCTATTCCTTGAAAATAGCTTAATACATCCTCTTCTTCTTTTTTCGCCGAAGTCAAAGTTGTATTCTCAGCTGTTTTTGGTTTCGATTGGATTCCAGACGATCTTGTTTCTGGAAGAGTTTCAAGTACCTCATTCAGTCGACGATTTAAATCTTCATATGACTTAAATTGTGTCGGTGCAATGAAAGGAGCCAATGGATGAGCTTTTGCTAACACTTCTGTTAATCTTTTCTCATCATTTCCTAAGAATGCATTTGGCTCAAGAAAACTACTCTGATCGTAGTTTGCATAACCATCTACTTTACGCATACGCAATCTAAAATCAGCACCAGCGAATATATCGAATACATTCATTGGTTTCTCATCAGCAAATGTAGGTTTTGCCTTTTCCATAATCTTATCAAAGATCTTCTTTCCATACTTAAACAGTTTTACTGTTCCTTCATTCGCTGGATTCTTCGGATCGCTGATTATATACACATTACTGATGTAGTGCATACGTCTCTTTTGCTTTCTCGCAATCTCTCGATTACTCTCAAGATTACTCGCCCATAACTTAGAATTTAATTCTCCGACAGGATCTTTTTCATTCAATGTTGTTCGGCTGTTCTCTATATACCATTTACCAGATGGTCCCTGAAACCCATGAGAAAAAATACGCACCCATGGAAGTTCATCATTCCCAATACGTGGAAGAAAACGAATTACTGCTGTTGCATTGCCCAGTTTATCTGGTTCTAATTTCCAAAAACGAGTGTCTTCAGAAGAGTCTGATTTTGCGTTCGATCCTTTATTGATTCGATCGAACTCTTGATTAATTTTCGTAAAGTCATTTTGGCTCTCTTTACGAAGAGCATTTAAATCTACCATAGATCTCCTTTATATGTGTTATATGCGTTATATGCGTTGTATAATAATATAGGTCTTTACTTCAATATAATATAGATTTTTTCACACTGAATAGAGTGAGTCTACTCTATTTTTTCTTGTAAGTAAAGGGCGAAACTTTCCTTTTCGCCCAATACAGCGATTCAAAGTAGAATTACTTCTTCTTTTCGTCTTTCTTTGGACACACGACAGGTTTATTTGTCTTTGCGTCAATGATTGCTTTACCATTCTTATCTTTTTCTACGCATACTGCAGGAGCAGCTGGTTTAGCTTCTTCCTTTTTAGGTGCAGGTGTTTGTGCAGAAACTGATACTGTGAAGAGTAATGCAGTTAGGAACGTAATTATTGTTTTAAACATAATGTATCTCCTTAGATTATAATGTAATGATACGTTTTAGGGTTCCCGACCAAAACGTTCAAAAGTCGGATTTGATTTTCATAAAATTACTCCTATGAAAATATCGTTTAAAATGGCAATGTAGCGAATCTGCCTTTTAATGCTTTTCTTGAATAGCCGATGCTTTCGATCTTCTGCAGTATAGACTTACTCAAGTAATTCTTTATAGTACTTAGTTCGTATCCTTCTTCTTCGGCGATCTCGATTATCGCTTCAATATGTGAATAATAGGGATTGTTTTTTCCTTTGGAAAGTACACGATTCTCAATTCGATTACTTAAATTATTCGATCCAACGAGTATTCGCTCATTACTCGAAGAATTCCAATAAGTATAGGAATCAATCTGATCAGCTAAATCATTTGAAATTCGTATTAATGTGTTATAGAGTTTCCACATTGGAGTATTTGGAGAACTAATTGAAGATTGTAGACTCGTCGACTCACTCGTTGCAATACGACTATCGAGAGCGAGTAATGAAGAGATCCAGGAATCAATCTGTCTTTTCTTTAGATTACAATAACCGATTATCTCAATTCTTCTCTGTCTCGATAATCGTTTCTTATCCTCATTACTCATTCTCTCTATATTCTCTGAAAGATTCTTTATATAGTTCGGTGTCAATGATTTCATAATCTATATTATACTCTATTTTAAATTGTTTGTAAAGTCCTTTGGAAAATGAAATTCTTCCAATTTTACTGGGTTTTTCAGAGACTCCTTTGGAGTGTCCCAACGAATAATATGTGTCACGAACATTTTTGGGAGTATCTCTACTCGATGTGTTCGAAGAAAACGATTCTGTATTAATGAATCAATTATAAACATTGTATAGTCTGCTTTCTCTTTTTCTTTCGTAAAATTACCTATCAACCAACCAATACCGAAGATTGCACCACCAAAAAATATATATGTTTCGATTCCCATGTTTATCCTCTTCTCATTTTTGATATTTCGACTGCTTGTTTCTCGTTAAGAATTGGAATCGCATTGCTCTTATGCATCGTTGCGATTCCTTTAATCAACGTCCCTGTATAAACGTTCTCAGAAACTTTAGTTGTTTTTCCAGTAATGTTATGATTTGTATTATAAGGTTCTTTTCGATTCAATTCAAGCTTATATTCTTTCGAAGAACTTTTTAATTGTGACGAATGCAACCCTCGTGATTTGAGCCATTCTTCATGCTCAAGGTTTGCGTCTCGTATTCTTTTATTCTTAGATTTTCGCATACGAGGGTTTAGATTCGTTGTATTATAATATATCGGCATCAATGGCATAAGTATATAAGAAGAAATTTAGTATCCTATTTTTTCTCCAGAAGCTGCCAATGCTGCAATCTCTTGCGCAGTCGGCTTTACTTCAGAATTAATTCTCTCGAATCCTTCAAGTTTCATTGTCACTCCAGAAGTATTAATTGGAGTTGGCATTGGCACTTCAATTACATCGATAATCTCTAATGTAGCTGTCGTACGATTTTCAGCAAAGAATGATCTTGCTGCTTCTTCTGTTAATGCTTCAAGAAAGTGACTTCGCTTTCCTTTGCATATAAATTCGAATCTTTTCATGTTTGTTTTTCCTTATAAGGTTAGTATGATTGTCCTCGCATTGTACTTAGTATATCACTTATCTCCGAATCGTCATTCGAATAACTATATGATACATCAGCATCAGTATAAGATGAATCACTCAATTCTTCGTATTCATCATTCAACAGCTTTCTCACTTGGCTCTTTGTAATACCTAAGTGTTCTGCGATCTCTTCATTATTTAGTTTTCTTTTTTTTAGTTCTTTTATTTCTTCGATATAGTTCATATTATAGTTTTTAGTTGTTTATACTCTCTATTATAGTCTATTTTACACAATAAGTAAAGCAAAATCGTGCAAAATAAGTCATTGTTTTTTATACCTTTTTTCGTGTATTCACAATTAACGAAGCTTGTATTCCTGTAAATTCACGATTTAATGCGATTAGTCTCTTTAAATACTCCTCGGCAGATACCCAATCATTAAACACTCGATTCTCGCCTGACTCATCCACGAATGAGATTACCACTTTTTTATTCATGATGATGCATACCAAGCATTAGGAGAAACAACTCCACTTTCATTAATTTTATTCTGTTTTAATCTCTGCATATTAAGTTCATTTATTCTTTTAAATGGATTCCTTACATAAGTCAATGCAGGATCCAATTTTCGAAGTTGATTTGGTTTCACATTCATCGGACAATAATGATCTGGATCGAATACAGTCACAGAATCGATTCCTATTGCAATTACTTCACATCGAAATACTCTTCCATTTCGAAGTTTGCAAGCCATAAGATCTTTAATTTTCATTAGTGTACTCTCTCGCTGGGCGAATTCATATTCACTGCCAAATAGCTATTCAATACTCGAGTCGCAAATTCAATACTCTGCTCTTTACTCATATTCGAATCTTCTCTTAGGAGTGCCGAGATCTGAGTAATTGCAATCTCTCTCTTCTCACTCAAATTTGGTATATGTGCACGGAGTGTTTTTCTTCGTCCAGAATTTAATTTGTAAGTCTTAGCCACTATATCCTCCTAATGCATTCTCAAGTTCCACTTCGTCTTCGTCATCTCTCGAAGCCACCACAGTTCCGACATACTTAATGTCCATCTCTGGAGTCATCGCATCAATATAAGTAGTTTCGATTCTCGGAGAGTTTTCGGTCAAATCCGATGTGATTCTCGAGTAGTTTAATCCACCCTCTTTTAAATACAGTTCGAATGCTTCGTCTCTCGAAGAAGCGAGTATTTCCTGTTCCACAATCAGTTCGTATCTTCCAGTGAATTTATAGACTGATTTATTCATACTCTCTTTATTTAAATATAATGCAGTTTTAATCATTCTTTTTCTCCTTTCAATCTTTCAGTATTATATTCTTTACTTCGTTCCACGTATGCATTCCAGGATAGATTGAAAACAGTCTCATTATAATTTCTCTCCAACCAGTTTTCGAAGTCTGTCCAAAGTTTCTTACTCATTTAAAATCCTCCCATTAGATTATATTTCTCTGCGATCCATACGAATAGATGCATTGCACCATAACCTCCTGCAATGATAGCACTTAATACCAGCACAGCAACCCAAGATTCATTCCAAAGATTCTTCATTTACTTTCCTTTTTAGTTCGTTTATACCATATATTATACTACACAATTAAGGCGAAATTAAGGCGAAATACACATTTATTTACATTGTTTTAGAGAGAACGAAAAGAGTACCCACTAGATCTAGTGGTACTCGAAGGGGAGAGTGCGAGAGTGTCTGGGTCTGCGCGAAGGAATGCGACTCGTGTGTCGTGGATTGTCGTTCGTGAGGTTCAGCATCGTATTTCCTTGCTTTTTAACATGAAATCATCCATTTCCAAGAATTTGGTGCCCTAAGAGAGACTTGAACTCCCAACCTACTGATTACAAATCAGTTGCTCTACCAATTGAGCTATTAGGGCATATTCTTTCTCTTGGCACTCGACTGAGTATGCTGTGTAAGCTTTAATTCACAGACTCCGAATCTCTCTGCATGCTTTGAATCACAGCGAAATTGTAGGGTTCTTAGGCATTGCTTTGATATAGGAATATATGCAGTAATTCCGCAGACGAAGCAGATTGCAGTTCTTTTCATAAAAACGACGACGCTCTGGTTAGATTTAAGTATAGAAAAGAGAGAGACGCGAGGGTTGCAAAGGCACTCGGTTTGAGAGTGTGAGTGCCTTTGGATTTAGAATAGACTTGCGACTTTGTTGATTTTTGGGTATTCATAGAATCGATGATTATCAATCTGAACGATGAATCTTAAACGATTCGCCCATTCAGGTGTCACATAGACAGCATGGTAATGTGTTGCTCCACTCACTAGATCATCGTATTTACCACTCAGAGCAGACTTTGCTGCTTTTACTGAATCGATCCAGTTTTCATCATACTTAATTCGTTCTTTATATCCATCACACCACCAAGAGAATTGGCAACGATGACGGATTGGATTGTATATACGTGAGTCAGCTGATAGATTGGGATCTGATCTTGTTTTCCAAGATTCTCTTACTGGACCCTGCTTTACAACCTCGCAGATTGTTTTAGGGTATCTCGGATCTTTGAGACGATTCAGAGTGACAATCCCAACAGCGATCTTTCCTCGCATTGATTCACCTTTACTCTCAAAGTAAATGTTCTCAACTAAGCAAATAAACTCAGGTGACTCTTCGTCTGCTGAAGTAGTAATGCTTGGAATAATTAGAAATGGTAATAGGATTAGAAGGAATATAGCGATACGCAATCGCCTACCCACATCCTTTAAATTCAAACTTTTCATATACTCTTTTCCTTTCGAATTAGATTATATTAGGTTTTATGTTTAAATCAAACGATCTCTCATTCGTACATATTTCAACCAACGATCTCTTGCGTTCTGGGCTGAAATCTTACGTTTCTCAGATGGTTTGCTATAAGTGGCTCGATCACGTATCTCACGCATCAAACCCTCGCGATCAACTTTCTTTTTAAGTCTTCGGATTGCCTTTTCAATGTTATCGTTCTCAACAATTACTTCTCGTCCAGTTTCTCTTGGACGTTCGTAATGAGGTGTTGAAAAACTTTTCTTAGGCGAGTCGAATTTGTTTCTCGACTTGAAGTCTTTTGTGCTTCGAAAGTTTCGATTATATGGCTTCATATTTTTTTCATCAATATAGTTCACGCTCTGAATATTCTTGGGAAGAATATAAAGAACAAATCTTATATGTTATTTAGGTATATTATACTCTAAAAATTCTTAAAAGTAAAGCTTTTTAAACCAAAAGTAGTATAAAAAAAGCTATATAAATCAGTGGTTTAGAGAAGAGTAAATTCACTCTAAAATAGGGTTTAAACCAATTTAAACGTGTTTTGAGAGGGTTTTAAATGATTTTGCTTATAACGTCAACTATTCCAATAATCGCACGTATTCTATGCTCTTCAGCTGTTCTACTTTCGTTCCAATCAAGGAATATTGACTTTGGCATACCTTTAAGAATTGCAATTGTCATTCGAACTCTCGCTTCATCGATATCTTCACCAAGAATGTGATGATTTTCTTTTAATGCATAATCGTTTAAACACTCGATAATTGCTCCCATCACCATATCTCGACTGTATATAAAATCTCGATCGAACATTGTTTGACTTATATCGTGCGTTAAATCTCTTGAATTATTAAAAACTGCAACAGTAAGAGCCACAGTATTTAAGAGTGATTGATCTTCAAAGTGTTCGAGTATATAAAGTTGTCGTTTGAAGTATTCTGCAAATGCTGGCACTCCTTCAGCATAGTTCATATACCAATCAGGTATTTTTTCTCCACTCGCAGAAGATTGGAAATATGCAGTTTTTTCTGCTGATTGTTTATCGTTCATATTAATATTCCTTGTTTCACTTGTTGTTGTATATTTGTAAAGCAGACCTCTAATCGTTTTTCTAATTCCTCAAAATATATGTCATCAGCGATTAATGGTATGATTGTCTTAATTGTATTCTCGTTTGTTGTTGCTGACATTCCTGCTTTATCAATCTCAGCTAACGAAATGGGTATCGGATGTGGTTCTGGTACAAAAGACTTCCAAACTCCATTCCCAATTACGTTTCTTACGAGTCCTTTACTCTTTAAACGATTACCTATATCATTTAAATTCTTTTCGATTACTTTCGAGTAAGCCATTCGTTCTTTTATTAATTCTATACAACGATTCGCTACTCGTACACCATACATATTTGGTTGCCAAGTATGCCCCCAATTAAATGTAGTCTTTACCTGTTTTAATATTTTATCATTAATTAAACAAGCTGATAATGGTATTAGTCCATTTGTAAGTGCTTTGCCAATTGTCACCATATCAGGTTTAATATTATAAGCTGTATGAGTAAATAATGTTCCTATTTTACCACCATAACCTGCAATATCATCTACGATTAAATTTGCATCATATAACGTAGCAGTTGCACGAAGTAATTGATAAAAGTTATGACTCCATGGAGCAATTGTTTTATTCCATGGATAACTCTCAATTAGAATAGCACCAATATCATTACGACTCTTAAATGTTTGAATTATTTGTTCAAGCACATTTGTTTCATTCGCAATACTATCTTCTGTCGTGTACCAAGTTCTTCCACGTATTGGTACAAAACGACTCTGTCTTTTCTCTACGATATCATTATTCGCACTTCGACAGACAACTGTAGTTCCATGATAACATGGTGGTATTGAAATTATATATCTTTTATTTGGTTCACCTTTATTTGTCCAATATAAATCATTAATATAAAAAGCACACTCATTACCATCTGAACCAGATACAGCATAGGCAATCCCATCCATACCAGCTTCTTTTGTCAGTGTTTCACTTAAACGATCAACAGGCTCTGCGGACTCACCACTATTGCCACGAAGAAAATCTATATCATTCGTTGGTAATAGACTCTTTAATTCTTTATGATTATAACCTAATGTAAATGAACAATTACCAGATTGTATTTCTAAGTTAATACGATTCTCGTAATGAACCCAATATCCATCAGTTCGAATAACTCTCTTAAGATTTTCTGCTGGGCTTATTTCTTTTAATTCGTACATGTTTCATATCACTTCCAGTTAAATATGGAATCTTTATTAATATTTTATTTTGTTTTCTTTTCAATTTTAAGGTCATCTACTTCTTTTATCCATTGGTTAAACTCATTCTCTACTGTGACATTAGAAAACCCTTTATACTTAATTACATATACTTTTTGCCCCCAAACATTTTCACCAAATGCTTTGTATTCTTTTGCAATAAATTCTTTATTCGACTGCCAACTCATTTTCTTTTCTATACTGTTCTCTATAAAATCTAAACATCTCAAGATGACTAACTGGATTTTCAGTAAATATCTGCGTTTCACCACCCTCTACTAAAAATAATAATACAGTTTGTTGTATTGGTTGTCCTTTTAATTCTTTAAACATATGCGCATATGCTGATGCTTGCATAAAGTAGTTTTGAATCCATTTCTTTTCTTTTGGTCTTGATGCTGTTTTAAAATCAATTAAAGAAACTTTATTTTTAAATGTAGCTATACAATCAACTGTACCAGCACATTGCAATTCATGAGAATATAAAGGTGTTTCGAGTGCCATTATATTATCAATTTCATTTAACACTGGTATAAAGTTAGTAAAATCTTGAGACAAAGTTGTTTCTACTAAATCTTCTGTATCATATTCAAATCCATCATTAAGTAAATACTTTTCAGACCATTTATGAATTAAAGTACCACGTGATGATGCTTGTCTTGATATACGATTTGCTTCAGTATTTCCTACTCTAGTTCTCCATTCAACAATACTTGATCTATTTTGTAATGATGTAATGCTTGTCACTGAAGGATATAGATTTCCTGTTGGTGTTTTATAAACTCTACTCCCAGCAGAATCTATTCTTTCTAACTTAGGGAACTCAATTGAAAGATGAGTGAATCTTTTGCTAGGCTGAATATATTTCAAGGATTCTTTTGTATTCAGCTGTTCTTTCAGCAAGTCCATGTGTTCCTCCATTTATTTTCTTTGTCATTATTACTAAATCTCCTGCATCTGCTGTATCATTTAAATTATTTTTATTCCAAAACCAAAGAGCAGATCTTACAGCACCAACATATGTAATTAAATAATCAGGAACTTCTTCTATATTCATTTGTTCACTATTCGCAAATGCTTGATAGTTATTCTTACCTGTTAATTGTATAAGTCCTCTTCCACAATATCTCCAACCATCACCTGATGCTTCATCACCATTCCCCATACGATTAGCATAAACTCTATTTGCGATTGCTTCTGGCTTACGAGCATACTCCATCACATTACTTTCATCAAAGTATTTTGGGAATGTTTTCAATAAACCTTTATCAGAATAATTTAAATTTTCAATCAAAAATTTATATTTTCCAGACTCGTGTGATGTTTGTGCGAGAAAACCAGCAATACGATTTGGGTTTTCAATCATATCTTCTGGCATCGAATCAACCAAGGCATTATACCAGTTTGTTAATACATTTGCATCTGTTAAATATAATGCTTTTCCTAATTTTTCTTCTGTGAATATACTCATTTTTTATTAAACCATTCTGTTAATTTATATCCTAATATAATTGCTACAATAATGATAATAATTAACATTCCTGTTATTTCAGTAGCAAATATAAATTTATCAAACGTTATCATATTTCTGTTGTTTTATTTAAACGACTTCCAGGAGTACGTTTATGTATTTTATTTAATACTTCTTTAAAACCTTTTTTAGCATTTGTTGCTTTTCCAGATACACCAGAAACATTCCATGGTGCAGCAATTCCAGGAAATTTAGTAAAGATTTGTTGGACATCTGGATTTGCTATTAAATAAGGACCAAGTTCATCCATTTTCATTGTTAATGAAAATTCTTTTTTAGTTTTTTTATTTTCAAATGTATAATTAGGCATATAATTTCTTTTCTGTTAGACCTTTAGAATACCATTCAGGTATTGGTCGATTAGTCCATTTAGCAAAATAATTCTTTGCCACTATGTAATAATTATAATAAGAGTAAAGACTATTATTTGGTACAATACATGATGGAAAATGACTCATTGCTGGTGGTGGATCTTTGAATGGAATATTAGGTATGTTAATTGGATTTAATTTTAATACATCTTTTAATTTAATATAAGTACTGTGCATTTTACCATAACGATGAGTATATTCATCTGATAAATGTTTCCATAATTCTTTTAAATATTCATAGTGTGTCACACTCTCACGAACCCATATAGCTGATGGGTGATTCTTCATAGTAGATTTGTATAATGTACTTTCCATTATTGGTTTTGGATGAACCCAAGTGGTGTATTTTCGTTTTGATTTTGTAAGGGTGTTATTTGAAGTTCCGTCGAGTACTCGATGCGCAGTTGACAATAACTGCGCATACTCAATAATCATTTTAACTACATGTTTATCGCAGTGCATTGTCGCACAGATTTTAGGATCTTTATCTAAGTAAAAGATATTCATAGTATAAAATAATAATTATTTTTTGTTATATTTTTCAATTCTAAACATATAATATATTGATATTCCTAACATAATTACAGATAAAATAAGTACTATTACTTCATAAACAAAAAGAGTCATAATAACCTCCTTTGTTAAAAGCAAACCTATTTAGTTAATTCAATTTCCTTTTTGGTAATATTTCAGCAACACCAAATGGTCTTGCTTGTTGTCCAACTTCTACAATTGAATTTAAAAATTTTTGATAATCTAAATCAGTTAAAGCTGATTTATAAAAACGAATAGCGATTGCGAGCATCGTACTTGAAACTAATTGATTGACTTCTGAATTTTTTGAATGTTTAACTATAAGATCCATAGCATTTTTAAATATGTCATCATAAATTTCTTGCTGTAATTGATCGTTTTCTAAACTCATACTGGCTGTCCTGCATCATCATGTTCTAAATTAAAATACTTCTTATCAATTTCCATTACAGCTGTCACTCGCCAATGTTCTGGATTTGTTGCTTCGTTTTTTAAACTATGTTGAATGTCGTGTCCATTGAATGCTACAAACTCACCTGTTTTCCAAATTTTCTTTTCACCATCAAATATTAATGCTTGTTTTTCTGGCTCAGGTATATCAATACCAAAACTTACAGTATATCCTTCAAGTGTAGGATCTCCCATACTTTGACGTATCCAGTCCCACACATATCCATCATGATGCACAGGTAGCATTTTTCCTGGACGTATCATATTGACACATAAATCTATTGCTCCAGGAATATTATAAAATTGAGTAGTAGTTCGTTTCCAAAGATATCTGTCTTCTAATTGTTCGTTTATTTTACGAGCATCAATAAGTGGGATTGCTTTAAACCCACCTCTATTATTAACAGGCATAGAAAATCTATCATCTGCATTAATTGTATCTTCGAATGATCTTTGACTTCGCCATTCAGCATAGTCACTCATTAAAGCAATCATCATAGCACTTAAAGCACTATAATTTGAATAAGATGTAGGATTTCCAAGCCACATAGATTATATTATACTATATTTTTTATTGTTTGTAAAGGGTTTTAATCGTTCCAATGCTTTATATCTGTATCAATTACACAAGAAACACGCCAATTTCCTGTTTTATTCCACACTTTATGCATAAAATCACGTCCATTAAATGCTACTATTTCTTTATTTCCATAAGTTCTTGGATAAGTATCATTTTCAAATTCCATACCACAAACATTCGGATCGTTTGATGGCATATCAATACCGATTGCTATTGTATATCCTTTTACTGGATGACCGAATGCTTCTTCTATTCTTTGCCAACTACCAAAGTCATGATGCATTGGCAATCCACCATTTGGTTTTATAAAATTTACTATTGATTGAAATACTCCAGGAATTTCTTTTAAACTTGCTGTTGCATGTTGCCATGGATTTCTTAAAGGTGGTACTGCTTCACCTCCTTGAATAAGTGGTATAGCCCACCAATCATCAGCATGTTCGTCTTCTCGATTAGGATATTCAAATCGAAATACGTTTACACCTGTTTCTGTAATATTAAATTTACGAATAAATCTATTATAATCTAACTCCAATGCAGGAATTAAACTTGTTTTAAGATATTCATAATGTTTATATTTTTCTGCGTTTATCCACATATTAGTAATTATAGTTGTTCCATCTATGGTTTAAGTATTTAGTTTCTGGTATCGATAGGTTATATTCAGATGCTAAAAAATCTACAACTGCAGTGACACGCCATATACTGCTATTATTCACTACGTTGTGTTCGTGTGTTTTGCCCTCAAATGTTATCCACTCTCCAGTATTTAATGGATGTTTAGAATTAGTTTTACCAAACTCAAAATAAGAATTATTCCCATTTGTTTGTAGACCAAATACATTCGTAAATCCATTTAGTTTAATCCCTAAATCTTTTTCTTGTCTTTTCCAACCACCACTATCATCATGCATCGGAAGTCGAGAATTTGGTTTTACAAAATTTACGATGTATTGAACAAGTCCAGGAATTTTAACAGCAAAATCTGCTGAAGTTTTCCAATCTTCATAATACTTACATTTAATACTTCCTCTATTTGTAAGTATAGGATCACAAAACCAATACTCTTTTGATTTACCCTCTTCTTTATCTTTTATATTTTCAGGTCTATGATAATCATCCATATCTCCTGTAATATTTGAGTATTCAGGATATACTTCTGGATTTTCAAATTTTTGTACTTGAACTCTATCTTCAAATTTATATTTTAATAACCAATTATTAAAATCTTGTTTAATCAATTCTTGTAATTCAATTAATTGATTATACCACTTGAATGTTTTAGTTTCAATTATCATATAAATGCTTCTTTTCTAATATCAAACACAGCAGTAATTCTCCACTCTGGTGTATTATTCCACATACTATGAACTCCGTTGATACCATCAAAGCAAACTAATTCGTTTTGTAGTGGAAATTTATTTACTCCATCAACACACATTCCTACTGTTTCTTCTTTAGCATCTTTCATACCTGTATGAAGTGTTGAAACTATGCTGTATCCTTCAATTTTAGTACCCCAATCTAAACTTATTTTGTGCCAACCACCATCATCCTTGTGATTTGTTATTTTACCATATGGACATAAAAAATTTATATTTAATTGAACTAAACCAATTAATCTCCCTAAACTTTTATATGACTCTGGTAATAATTTTGTGTTCCATTTTTTTTCGTAAAATGCTCCGAGACATCTCCAGTCTTTTCTATGTTTATATCCTTCAGGATCTCGAATAGGATCTGGTGCAGGTTCAGTCATTTCTGGATTAGCAAACTGAATTCCTGTAGGAGTAATATAAGCATAAGAATTTTGACTTGATACTCTATCTTCATATACTGGATCTGTATCAACTTCTGGATTATTGTGTGTTAGCCAAATTGACAAATCATTTGCTAACTCAGGAATGATAGAGATTAATGTTTTATAATCTCTATATTTTTTTTCATCAATCCACATCTTTAAAAATTTCACAAACTTGTTTATCTGTTTTAATATAACTAGGATTAAACTTTTCTTTATCAATATCAAACACAGCAGTAATTCTCCAATCTTTTGTGTTGTTTATTATTGCATGATTATAATTTAAACCATCAAAACAAACAAATTCATTCTCAAGTGGATATGCCCATGTGTCAGTTCCAGTCTTAGCATTTCTTATACGTGTTCCTACTGTTTGTTCTTTAGATTTTTTCATACCTGATTTCAAAGTGGCAATTAATGAGTATCCTTCGCATTTACATTCCCAATCTTGTGACATTTTAGCCCAGTTATCAACATCAGTATGTAATGTAATTTTACCATATGGAGCAACAAAATTGATAATTATTTGTCTTAAACCTTTTAATTTTTTACCATGTTCTGAAAATTTAGGAAAATCTTTTTCATTCCATACTTTTTCAAAAAATACAGGTATGGATTTCCAATCATTACGATGTTCATATTCTTCGTGTGTTGTCCAAGTTTCTACAAAATTAGTAGTAGTAGATAAGAATTTATTTACTGGTTCATCATCAGCATATACACCTATTGAATCTTTTTCTGGTGTGTGTGTTTTAAGCCAATCATTCATATCATCTACTAATGATTGATAATGATCTAATAAAAAAGCATAATCAATATATGAATTAGGTGCTATGAACATAATAATCTCTATATTTGTTAAAATATATATCTATTTTTGCTATATTAGCATTTAAAAATGTTGTTGTTGAAGCTTCATCTAAATGGTCTGCGTATATTTTACGTCCAGAATATTCTGTCAACCAAAGTATTTTTTCTTTTAAAAATTCTATTTTTTCAGATAAACCATGATTTAAATAATATTCTACTTCATCTTTACTAAAAGATTCTTGCAATTTAAGTATTACATTTTGTTCTATATAAATTTGATCTTTTGGTTTTTGTACTTCTATAATTTCTTCATTAACATCTTCTAATACTTGAGTAAAGTATTGTCTATCAATGTCTATAACTGCTGTAATTCTCCATTGATTAGTATTATTCCACATTTGATGTTCGTTCCATCTTCCATCAAAACAAACTAGTTCTCCTGCTAATGGATACTTATAAACACCATTTACTTTCATTCCAACAGTTTTTGATTTTCTATCATTCATACCTGTAAAGAGTGTAGCAATAATGCTCGCACCCTCTAATGAATAGAGTGGCAAATCCCAATCTTCTTCTATCTTTTCCCAAGTAGAAGTATCTAAATGTGGTGTTATAATTCCATTTGGTTTTATAAAATTAATAAAGATTTGTTTAATACCTTTACATTCAGACATTAATTGCCAAGATTTTCTAAACACGTCTTTATTCCATTTGCGTTCATAAAGAAAATCAATTGATCGCCAATCATTATAATGTTTTCTTTCATTTTCATCTGTAAGAATTTCTTTATATGCAATCGCACGATTTTTATGTGCCTTTAACTCTTCTTTTTGAGATAATATTTTTTCTTCTACTTCTTCTGGTGGAGCATAAGCACATTCAGTGCTTGTTTCTATTGGATGATAGATCATCCACTCACGTAAATCTTCTTGCACTAAAGGTACAATTACATTTTTTAATTTATCATAATCCACGTAATATGTTGGATTTATCCAGTTATAAATTTTTCTCATACAATGTTTCTTCTTTCTCCATCTCTTTTAATATCAAGTGATAAACAATGAACACCACCATCCCAAAAACCACCTTGTCTTAAATTAACAGGATGTAATGTTATACCAAATTCTTTAAAATAATTTGATAATGCTGGTTGTTCATTGGTGACAATTATATTTTTATTATCAACTACAACTACATTACTATCAAATGCTACTTCTTGTGCAAAACCTCTCCATTCATCTATCCACTCATCAATCCATTCAATACTATATTTACCATCTGTTTGTGCTAGACGATGTTCATATTGTTTCATATCTACATCTTTAATTAAATGACCAAATTCATGTACTTTGAACTTACTATTATTTAGGAACACATCTGGGACATAATTTTTATTAGTACAAAATACTGTATTATCATCTGTTTGAAAGAAAAATTGATCTATGTGTCCCCATCCACGATGTGGTTTATTTGCATTTTTTATAAATCTAGCATTAGGCATATTACGTTGCATCCACTCATAACCCAATTTAGTTCCTGGACCAGAAGAATTTACTATTAATGCATCACCACACTTATACATTGTAGCACAATGCCATAATATTTTATCTACTAAATCAACACCATAACGATCTCCACCATGAGTGTACCATTGAGTATCAGGTCTGAAATCTTTTAATTGTGGGACTGGTGTTGATATCCAATTATATCCTTCTTTGTATTTCTCCATAAAAATATCATAGAACGATAATGACTCTAACCATCTATCAGCCATACTTGTATAGGAAGAATAAATGGTATTCCCATATACTAGATAACTGTCTCTTGGAACTAATGGTGCTATTGGATTCTTAATTTTAAATCCAGGAAGTTTTAATGGTTCTCTAAAATCCATTACTTTTGGTCTATATACTTTCACTCCTAACGAAGTGCATATATTTGAGAATTTCTCTAAATCTTCTTCTGTTTCTTTTATAATTGGGGTAAGAACTTCTAATACTTCTGGTTTTAAAAAATTTGAAAAATATTCAGGCTTTGGTATAACACCAACAATAATTTCTTTTAAAGGATCATAATCTGTCCAAACACTCATAATTATTCTTCTTTATCAAAGCTATTATTCCAAGTATCTTTTAAATATTCAGGATCCCAGAAACTATAATAGTTTGTTGTTTTTAATAGATTTCTACGTGCTTCATTTAACTCAGGCAAACTTTGAACTAACATAAAGTTAAAATAGCCATTATTTGTTTTAATTCCATTAATGTACGTATCTCTGTCTTTATGGTCTGCTATAAACATATAATTTTCATATTTGTTTATGAAATAATCGCACCATTCATCTAATTCTGTTGGTGTAATATTTGGATTAGTTATGTTGTAAATTTTAATTTTTTTAATCTCCCATAATGCAGGAGGACGAAAAGATTTATCGATGTTTAAGTCTTCAGGTGTAGGTACACTGATTCCTTTACTAAATGGACATATAGAATGGCCATCAAGTGCTTGGCGAGGTATTTTAAGTCTCGCCAACCACTCTTGTAATGCTTCTTTTGGTGTTATATTATGCTTGTCTAACAAGATATTGATCCTTCATTGAAATAGGATCAAAATATTCTTTTATCATAGTTTTCACCATTTCAATATCAAAAGTTTTGCATGAAAACAAATCAAAATAACAATCACCACTATTATCTAAAAAGTGTATTGTTAATGAACTTGTAGTCAATGCTTGTATTACTGTCCATCCAGCTATTTCTGGCTTTTCAGCAAAATGAGTTATCCATGGCTCACCCCATGCATTCATATCAATGCGAACTAAAAGGTCATTTAAAAAAGTTTTCAAAACTACTGGGTCTTGAAAGTTTTTAGTGCATCCTTTTGCATCAATAATTAAATGATATCCCCAAGATGTTTGACATTGGGGAATCTCCTTGGAATTAGTCAATTCCGTTTTTGTAATTGTTTCTAGTTGTGCCATTTTTACTTATTGTCTCCTTTTTTAACAAGAGCTTTTAAGTAAGTTAAAGCACCACTTAAAATTTCTTTAGATTTGTTTATTAAATTATCAGCAAATGCTGGTTTATAAGTCCAACCGATTAAAATACCGATTGATAAAAGTATTATTGTTTTCATTATTCTCTATTTACCTCTATTACTTGCGACATACATTTTCCCCCAAATCCGAATGAGTTATTTAATGTTCGAAGTACTTTTTTGTTAGTATTTAAATTCTCACGAACTAAAATATTTTTAGTATCGCAAGAAGCACTTTTTAAATTTTGTATATGTGGTATGATTCCTTTTTGCATTGAAAGAATCGCATATATACATTCTAACACTCCAGCAGCTGCAAGGGTGTGTCCTATTTTTGACTTCGGTGCCCAAATAGGTTTTTCTCCCAAGAAACTAACTACAGTCTCGTATTCTATTGGATCACCAATTGGTGTAGATGTTGCATGCGCACACACAAAATCTATTTCTCCAATATCTTTTGTTGCTTTAGACATACTTATACGAGCACCTCTGCCATCATTGGCTGGGCTTGTCATATCTAAAGCATCACTAGCCATACCACAAGGATATAACTTAGCGAATATCTTACTTCCGTATTTTTTTACCATCGCTTCTGATTGTAATATTAAAACACCACAACCATCTCCCATTAAAAATCCTGTACGAGAATCATCAAAAGGCATACTGTGATTTCCTACAGCACCTAATGTATTAAAATATTTAATTGCCATCGGAAAACAACCTGCATCAGATCCTCCGACAATTACATACTCATATTCATCAACTAATCGCATTCCATAATCAATTGTTACAAGACCAGTAGAACAACTTGCGAATGTTGCTGCACTTAATCCCATAAATTTATAATGAGATGAAATATGTGAACATCCCATGTCTGGAATACGATTTGCTGATTTTCTAGGATTTACTCTTTTATGATTTTTAGTTAGTAAATACAACTCATCTAAAAATTCAGTATCGTTTGAAACTGTTGAAAGAAGAGTCGCAACATCATAATGGTGGGGTAGGTTTGACATTTTTAATGCTGCATCAACTGAATGAAGCATCATCTTTTGTGCGTTCGTTAAAGAACGAAGCATTTTAATGTCAAAATCTTTTGGTATAATGCAATCGTTAGGATTGAATATCGCACCACGAAAAACTTTTGCGTTCTCAGCTTTCAACTCAGGTAAATCAGAAGAATAATCATGATTATCTAACATCTTATTGAAACAATCTTTTGGATTATTTCCAAGGCTGTCAATCATTCCATATCCAACTACATATACTGGTTTCATAATTTAAATCTTAATTCTATTTATAAAATAAAGTTATTCATTCTTTGAACTGCAACGTTCCATTGAAGTGGTTTTGGGTAAATATTTCCGTCAACTGTAATTTTTTCATTTGATTTTAAGTCATGAAACCAAGCACAAACTACATGTCTATAACTACTCCCATTCTGAATATTATGTGGTCTCCCAGTATTTGCTAATATAGGATTACTCTTAATGGTAGTACTTGTAATTAATTTATCAATATTAAAGTCTGGGAATCTCATTGTAGGTCCAGAATCGTTATTTGTTTCAGTTTCGTAGTAAGTAGTATCTTTTATATCATACCAATTCATCGTATGATCGTCTGTGGGACAATAACACCAAATAATTTTAACTAAATCATCTATCCAATCATCGTTGTCAGTGTGAATATACATTCGATAATTTGGTTTAGATGAAAATCTTTCAATACGAAGTACACCAAGATCTATAGACTTAGCCCAATCAATTAAATCTTGATTGATTAAATGTCTTTCATGATAATGGTCTGTGTATTTTGCTGCTATATCTTGATCTGATTCTTTAGGGAATACATAATCCTTTTTAATTGGTGATATTGGCAGATTTAATTCACGCCACAACGTATGACTGTAATTTCTCATATACATAATCCCATTCTACTGTTGAACCATTATAACGTCTCCACGTCAAACTAATCGCATATCGATTAACCTTTGTATCATTTTTCATTGAGTGTGGCACACCTATATTTACTAATGATGGAAAACCTATTTCAGAAGTATGAACTAAATCACATTCTTCAGGAGTCCAAGCATAAGCATATGGTGTTGTTTCTATTTTATAACTATTTTCACTAAAACTTTCTGGCTCTATAATATCTTTATTTGCAAATTCAGGTTTTGGATTCCACCATTGCATGTAAGAACCTTTTTCAGTACAATATTGCCAATTAATCGCACATGAATTAGTTCCTAAATCTGTTCCATCAATGTGTATTTGTAAATAAAATCCTGGAGGAGAACAAAACACATCAGCATTTTTTAGATACATTCCTTTTCCTTCAAAAAAATCTAACAATTCAGGATTTACTTCTTTTTCTGGTATGGGAAAATGTCCTTTGTCTGGCATTTTACTTAACCAGTTTTTATCTATCATTACATCATTTACTGGTAATTTTAAATTTGCGCAATAAATATTTTTCATATTTTTTTAAAAATTGTACCACAATAAAAACAAACAGCTTTTGTTTCACCATCTTTATATTCTTTTAATGTATAAAATACTCTCGGATGAGTATCATCTTCTAAATTAGGATCATAACCATCACAATAAACTGTATTTGCTGCAGTTTCTATAATTGTTTCTTTACTCATATAATAAACCTTTTAAATAAATTTACAGCATCCCACATTGGTACAACATCTTGTAATATTCCACTTTTAACTGCTTTATCTCTATCAAATGCTATCTTACTTAATTCTTCATTTAATATAATTTGATCATTTGTGGTGTATCCTGAACTTAATATTTTATCAAACACGCAAGATAAACATTTACGAGATGAATGAGTAGTAGCAACATTGTGTGGTTGCCCAACTTGAACTATTGAAACTTTAATATCGTGGCTTTCAATTAAATCAACTTCATCAGGATACCAATATAAATCTGCTGTGTTAATATCTCTTTCAGATTGATTTTCATACATTACTCCTTCGGTTTTTGCCTTTGTATTTGACTTTGGTTTAAACCAATTCATTAAACTATTTCCAATTGGATTAAAAGCATAATTTAATTTAAATTCATCATGAAGATTATTTCCATCAATATGAACTGGCATTGAATGATTTGGTGGATTATAAAACAATTCTATATCTGTAATACTCAAGCCGATCATCTTAGTCCATTTTAAAAATGCATGATTATGATATTTAATCGGTACCCATAATTTAGTTTGTTTTTGGAATGTTTGTTCATCCATCCACTTCATCCCATCAGCATTTAAAGGAAGAGGACATAATTTATAGTCCAGTGCTTTATGATTAATTACTGAATCGTTAAATAACATGGTTTATTCCTTTTCAGGCTTCTTATTTACTTCATATGATGGGTAAAAATACTCATCTGAGTCTCCAAATACCCATTTTGGATTTTGTTCACAATGATAATATCTTGAACTTACTTTAAAGTCAGGAACACTTAATCCTTTAGATTTAACTGCACTTGATTCAAAGAAAAGCATACGATTATTTGGTTGAGCAAACCATTGCCCATTATCTAATTTACCAATGTTATGTGATTTATGTTCTGTAGGAACTTCTGACTCAGTGACGTTTGGAATATTTGGATCAGCATGAGCACTATCTATTGTGAATAGATATTCGCCACCCATACGTGAACCATCTCTTAATATGACTTCAACACGAGAATGTTGTAGGTATTGTTTTTCTATTAATGTAATGTGATAACTAAAACCATCCCATAGTTGTAAAAAATCTAAAGGAAGTTGTTTATTTAAGTCAATATCTGTTTTCCAAACATAAGCACTTATAGGAAGTTTATCATAGAGTGCTCCATACTCTGGTAAATAACTCTCAATGTAGAATGCTCTGCGTGGAATAGATTTAAGAGTCACCCAAGTACATGGAACATATTCTCCGAAACCTTTTTTAAAGTCATAGAGAAACTCTTTTTTAATCCAGCATTGTATATGTGGTAAATTTACAACAAAATTCATATAATATATTTAGTTATCATTTGGCTCACTCGGCAAGACTCGAACTTGCAACCCCCAGTTTCGTAGACTGGTATTCTATCCATTGAACTACGAGTGAATAAAATAGATTATGGTTTTGGTATTGTTATACTTTTAAATACATCTACAACGTTTTGCATCGGTTTATTAATTTCCGTTGGAGTACTTGTACAAGAAATTAAAAAAAATGCCACAATTGTTATTGTAGCAAAAAACACAAAAGTTTTATATAACGTTTTATCCATTTAATTCACTCGTTTCGTTTCTGTTAATTTGAACTAAGTTTAATTTTTCAAATAATTCGGCAGTTCTTGCGACAGGATCTGATACACCATTACCAAAACTATAATCCATTGGTTTTGCATGATGATATTCATGATTTCCTTCGCCCCAATTAATGAATGCACCTGCGATTGGATCAAGCGACACAACTTGTTTTGGTGTTTCGTGACTATGACTTACTGCATTCGTCACACCCATTCCATGCAAACCTGCAACTACAGCTAATGCTGCACCAATACAAACTTCTAAGCCACCTAATATTCCCAAATTCACTTTTAAAAATTCTGATGTGATGAATAAACCAAACCAAAATAATAATAAAGTAGGTATAGCACGATTATGATAATAAACAGCAATACGATTACGAAATAATCCTGCTGCAAATTTTACAGGAACATCTTCTTTTCGCCAATCCCATAAATGTAAATACGATCGCCAGAATCCTATACGATGCGGACTATGTGGATCTAATTCAGTATCAAGATGAGTGTGATGCATACGATGTAATGCTGCCCACCCCAAAGGTGTACCTATTCCTGAATATATGGCAAATATATTACTTAAATGTTCCAAATATTTATTCTTAACTATAATAGATTTATGTGATAGTGTTCTATGTGTATAACCTGATACAGCCCAAGCACCAAACCACCAGAATAATATAAATGTAAAGAATGTAGTTAATGTGGCATATTTAAATGCAAGTAATGCTAATATATGTACAAAAATATAATAAGCAACACGAAAATATAAATTATTACGTGTTGAAAATTCTTCCCAATTAAAATTACTTATTGACTTTAACATATGTGTTCCAATATTGTCCTTTACGAATCAATTTACTTGATTTTGATTGTTGATGATATTCTAAAGCACCTAATTTGATATTACTTTTTACAGTCTTATGAATATGTTTTTTATCAACATCTGGTAATTCTTTTTGTAATAAACGAAAAAGAACTAATTTCTTTATACCTTTAACTCTCTTAGAAGAATCTGCTTCATTAGCATTTATTAATTTAACAATTTTATCCCATATTACACCAGCAAAAGAAGAAGTCATTACTCTCTTATCTTCTGATCTTTTATATTTTTCAATATCTATACCAATTTGTTCACAATAAACAAAGAAATTTTCTTTTAATTCATGGTTAAAACTTGCAACCATTCCTAAATCTCTTAAATTATAAAGGCACATATACATAGAGTCTTTATCAGTTTGTTTTAAATTAGAATTTTTTAATTTGTGTAAGCATTCTTCTAACTCATTTGGATTTAAATGTCTAAAATGAGATGAACGTTCATACCATCTAATTTGTTCTTTTTGCATTGCCTTTAGCAAACTTTTAATTTTTTCTTTTGTTTAACACGCTTTACATTACCATTTTGATCTTTATATAAATCAAAATGATCTTTTCCATCAAAATAGAAACCATCTAATTTCCATTTTTTAGATGCTTTTTTAGTTTTTGTTTTCATTTTATTAGTCTCTTTCGTCATCTTTAAAAGGCATACTATCAACAGGATCTAAGTATGTCATTTTTTTTATAGTTCTTGTCAAATTTTCTATATCTTCATTCATACGATCAATTACATCTTTTAAATCATTTATTTGAAAAGATTGCTCTGCGATAAGTTTTTCTTGATGATCTATTTTCTTTTTATATTCTTCTATTAAAATTATGTTATTATTTACCATTTGTTTATTAGCCAATCTTTAATATTATCTACTTGTGGATTACCTTTCAACATAATAACATCTGTAAAGTCGCCATTAATTTGATCTATTTCAACAAAAGTAATATTTTTTTGTTTATTATATTTTATTTCTGCTTTAAATCTAAGTTTTAAAAACATATATTCTTTAACGAAATATATTTTAGTTTTATCATCTGCTCCAGCGAAAGCATCAGCATAATAATGTGTTTTTGTAAAATTATTAGCAATTTGTATTTGTTTAATCATTTATATGATTTTCTGTTGTAAATATATATCCCATTGTTTTAAAACTTTCACCTTTTTCTAATGCCCAAACTTCTTTTACCACTTGTTTTGCTAATTCTTCAGATCTAAAATATTCTTTTTCATCTAAGAATTTTAAGAAAGTATTTTTATTAAAAATAAAAGTTTTAGATTTTCTATTTTTAATAATAGTGATTTCTTTCACTTTTTTATTCTTTCTCTTAAATTATATTTTATTTCTTCTAAGTGGATTTCTATACGTCTTTGTACTTGTACATGAGAGTAAATCCCCCAAATTAGAACAATTAATAAAATTGCATTAAACATATTAGTGACTATGACTTATATTGTTTTCATCTACAAATGTTTCTAAATCATCTTTAATTTCTAAATAATTTATATCATTAAAGATATCATCAGCATCTTCGAATGCTTTAATTCTATTTGTAAATTCAGTACTTACAGTATATGGACTTGCCATAGTTTCAAAAATACCATCTTCTGTATCCATTACATCGCAAATAGTTCCAGCCAAATAATCTTGCCATACATTATTTACAACTTTTAAAAGTGTAATTCTGTGTGGCGAATATTTGTAGTCAGCTATACCAAATGTTGCATAAGGAATTGGTTCTCTAAGAGGAAACATATTATCTACCACCCTCTAATAATTTAATATTATTTTCATCTACATATAACATTAAATCATCAACAATTGTTTCATAATTTTCATCATCAAACGCAGCACCTTTTAAGTAATTTGATATTATTTCATCAAAACTTTCTCTCACATCGTGTGGGCTTGGTAATGATTTGCCATTTACTTTAATTTGATTATTAACATACATATCGTAAGAAGATTTTGCTGTGTTCACTAACATATCTCTATACGATGATGGTCTATAATTT